TTACCTCCTTGATTAGATCCGCCGCCAAAATCAGGTTGTGATGCATCTTTACCACCACCTTGAAATTTTACTCTTTGACCAAGAGCATACATCTGTCTAGCTTGTTGTAATCTTGTAATTGACATTATCTTCTTCCATCCGCTTGTATATCTAATCTAAACGTACCTAATTTCCAGTGTTGTTTCTGTCCTGTGTTATCTATTTTTAAAGCTATCGCTCTTGCTCTAGCTCTTGTATCTATTTTATCCGTACTTGTTGTAGCTGTAAATGGACCTAATGAAGAACTAGCTTCTGAATCTGTTGGATAATTTTTTAAGTTTAATGTAACTCTCGCATTTCCAGTTTGTGATAAAAAGTCTGGAAGCACTCTTCTAATTTTCATCATATGTTCACCATCACCTCTTAAGTCTGCTCCACCACCTTGTGTTGCTGAGATATCAAAATCTCCTGATTGAATACTTGCTGCAATAGCACTTCTTGTCCCTGCTTTAATTTGATCTTGTCCTGTTTCATGTTCGTAGTAAATTGTAACACCATCTGTATTACCAACTGTTGAATCACTTGTAGCACTTGAATCATATTCTGTTGCGTGTGGTTTACCAAATATATGTGAATCTGCCCATGAACTTCTTGCAAGTGAACTTGTAGTCCATACTGGACGCTCTGGTGATGAATCCATATAGTTATAAGTTACTGATCTATTATTAGATGCAGCGCCACTTCCTGGATAGAACCAAGTTACTTCACCAAACAAGTTATTTAATCCTGCATAAATATGATTTTTAGGAACTGTGTTAATATCATCATAAACATAGTCTTCAACTAAACATGCTAGAGATTCTAGTTTACCAGTATATCTAAAGAAACCATTCTCTGACATCCAGTAAGCAGAACCATCAACCTCAACGGCTGCATTCTTTCCAATCAATCCACAGTTAGTACCTACTTGTTGAAATGAAAAAGTAAATGGAGCACCAACAAATCTCATAATAAATAAAGATGTATCAGTCCAAATGTAAATTGCATCACGACCTCTTAAAGCTCCCACGATCCGTGTTCCGTCGGCCAGTCTCTGTGTACCAGCGGTATTGGTTGCGGAAGGTGCATAAGAAGTTGTGGCATTAATTGATTCTTGATCCGACCATCTAATGTACATATCATCTTGAGTTGTTGTTGTTCCAATTGTTGTTTCTGTTCCAAAAAATACTAAGTGTCTATCGGGTGTAGATACTAAAGTTTGTACTGCTGCTGTTGGTGCATTGGCAATAATAGTTGCTCTAGTTGATGTTGCACCTGCTGCATTTGAGTCCCATTCAAAAGTTGCACCATCCACAATAGTTGCAATCAATTTATTTCCATAATTGTCCAAGGACCAAAGTCCAGGGGCTGTTACAATGTCACCTGTTTGTGATGCACCCCATTTAGTATATTCAGAAGCATCGGTTACTGTCGCTCCATCACTATGTGATGCAGCTGTTGTGTTATCTGATCCTCTACTTAAACCTGATAAAGTACCTGTACCAGTAGTGTTTGATGTATAAGCAATTCTTTCATTATCTATTAAAACTGTTCCTGAAGCAGGAAATCCTGATGAATCATCTAAAACAATACTTGATGAACCTGAAGTTAATGCTCCATCTAAAGTATCAAAAACTTCTCCAGCTACAGTACCACCCCATAATCCTAATCCCCAACCAGCAGCTGACGCCTCAACGGCAGGGCCAATTGAATAGTAATGTTTAACTCTTATGCCACCAGAAGTACTAGCTCCTGAACCAGACTCAGCAGATCCCATTTCAATAGTAAGTGTTGTAGAAGTTGGAATTGATGTCACCATAAAAGTAATACCATTAAAATCATCTTCATCAAAATTTGAATTAGTAATAGATGAAAAACTATCTAAATAAATAATATCGTATTTTTTAATATTGTGAGCAGATGAAAAAGTTAGTGTAACAGTTGCATCGCTTTGTGTTGTTGTAAAAGCACTAGTTAAAGTTGTTGTACTCTTAAGAGGAGTAATGTCATAAAATGCTCCTCCAGAATATACATATAAAATTCTGTTTGTTCCTAATGCGGCATACTTAATACCACTAGCGTTGACAAAATGATGTAGTGCTGTGTTTCTACCAGTAAGAGTGTTGTCTCCTAATTGAGCCCAACCACCTATTTTTTCTGGAGATTGATATCTGAAACGAACATAATCACCACTAACCCATTGGCCTTCACCACCTGTAGCAGTAACTTGTTTATTAAACCCTGGATCAAATCTTAATTTTTGTAACATAAAGAACCATTATATTATTAATTCCCTAATTTGGGAACACCTAACATCGGCCTTTTGTCGAACCTATTCTTATCAGCAAAAGGACCATATACATGGTTATAATGAAGGAATACTTGTCCACAATTTTCTCCTTCAAAGGGTTCTCTCCAATGCTCTAATTCACATCCACTATATACTAGCATATCCCCCACTTCAAGCAAGACTTTAGTGCCTTCTGGAGCATTAGGTTTGATTAAATTTTGTTCTTCGTTGATAACATTATCAGCCCCTGTGCCATCGATAAATATAGGCCAAGGATCGCCTCCTAGATTAAGGGTAGTAGATATCTCACAGCTAGGTCTATCTTTATGTCTTTTTAATATATCACCTTTTTTATATATTCTAGCAAAGGAATATGTGGGTATTAATTGTAATCCTGTTTCTTTTTGCATTACTGGCAATACTTTCATCATTAAAGTTTCCATTACCATATCTGCATAATGTGAGTAAGTATTAGGTATTTGAGCATCATTCCATGTACCAAAAAGGGGACTATTAAATATAACATTATTTTTATAGAGCCAACTTACAGCGTCACGTTTAAGCATAAAATAATTATATATAAAATTAGCTAGCTCAAAAGACACTGCTTTTTTAATAACTTGATATTTATTTACTCTAAATGTCATACTAACATACACTTTTGTAAAAAATTAAAAGACACAGATATCCTTATATCATTTGATTCATTAGGATCAACACAATGCATTAACCAAGATGGAAACATAATACATCTTCCAGCAATTGGTTCATAATGTGTTTCTCTATATAATCTTGGAGGTAATTTACCTTCTTTTTGTCTAGGTCTACACATTGCAGCTGAGGATCTTGGATCATCTATTTTTAAATGTCCACAGTTTTTAGGAGCTTTAACATAATAAACACCAGACCATAAAGAATTAGGATGTTGATGAGCCCTGTTCATTCCACCTGGTGGATTAATATTTGCCCACATATTGCCCAAGTAAGGCTCATTTTCATAATGTTCTTGATCGTAAATGGTTCTTTGACATTCATATAACATATCAACTAATTTTTTATATTCAGGTAATTCATTCATATTAGTAGGTGAGTGCCAACCTTTAACATTAGTTCTTGTTATACCTTTATCTTGATTAGACCAAGCAACAATATCTCTCTCAAGTTCTTGATTAAGAGTTGGATGTTTTATATCTGCAATATAAATTGGTGTTGGAAAATGTAGTTCTCTAAACATTATTTAAAAGGCGTGCCTCCAAACCACATTACTAAAGATTTTCTGTTACCACGTATTACTGATGTAACTCTGTGTCTTATAAAAGATGCAAAAAATATTGCGTGCCCTTGTTTAAGTTTAGCAATCTTACCTTCTTTCATTAATTCAAGGTCTCCTCCCTCAAACTCTGATTCAGGTGATAATAGACAGGTCATAGATATTTTTCTAACTGGTGGTTCGTGTTTAAAATTAACATCATTATCAACATGCCAATCATAAAACCCTCCTTCAGGATATTCTGTGTACTGTGCGTACTCTGTTAACGTCATTCCATCAAAACCAAAATGATTACCATTTGTTTGTTTCATAATTTTTTCTATGTCTTTGTACATGTCAGACATTTTTTTAAAAGGTATCCAACTAATGTGGGAAGTTCTTGTTTTTGTATCTATCTTTCCACCAGTAATACCGCCTTCTTGATTTCCAACTTCTGCATTTAATTTAGGTTCACTTCGTCCTGCTTCAATAACCATCTGACATTGTCTTGGTGTTAAAATAGGTTGTGTTGTTTCAACTATATAAGATTTCCATCTTGGTTCAGTTATCATGAAGCCCCTCTATTTTTTATTGGATCAAATTGTACATCACAGTTTGCAGCAAGAGTTCTTCTAGTCTCATCAGTGCCATTAAATGGATAAACTGTGTGTCTCATGTCATATGGAAATATATAAAAATCTCTAAGGTCCATTGGTGGTTGATAATCTATTTTTGCAAATTGACCATTACTTGCTCCCAGTAGCTGTAGTCTTCCGTTTTGTTGTATATGTTCTGCTGAATATTCTTTACCAAAAGTTGATGGCATTTTTAAAATCATAACACTAGATAATCCAGTGAACAACATACCTTTATGAATATGTGTAGGATTGTATTCGTGTTGTTTCATTTCATTAATCCATACTGAATTTAAATGTAAATCATAGTCTCTTATTTTATTAAAAGCTAAATAATGCTTAAACATAGTCATAAAATAATCTGTAATATTTTTAGGTAACATATTATGATTTTTCATCTTAGTTTGATCTTCGCCATGATAAAATAGAGAATGTTCCTTTTGTATCTTACCAACTAACTGACCATTAGCAGGATAAAGAACAGTATATTTTTGTTCATATATTTGATTAATCGCTGAAAAAATATCTAATGGTACTTGATATTTTAAAATAGACTGACCTAAAAATACAAAATCAAACTTAATCTTTTGGTTTTCCATATTGGGGAAGTTCTTCTTTCTTTTCAGTTTTATTCTCTAATTCTCCCGTTTGTTTAATTCTTTCTAAAGATCGTAACTGTCCAACTATATTAAATACTTCTGCCTCTGATGTATTATTAGTTATGCCTTTTGCTTTACCAGCATACATCTTATGATAAGAATCTAATTGGTGTTGGTTAACATCTTTGTCATTAAATGATCCATCATTAAATTCTTTTTTTAATCCAGACCACATTTTAATTTCTCTCATTCTATGTTTAGCAACTTTTTCCATAGAAGCTTTGCCAAATCTACATTCATCCAAATCTATTTGATATTTAGTAGATTTATATTCATCCTCTTCTTTATCAATTTTGCTTTCTAGCCATTTAATTTTTGCATCATTTCTTCTATAGTCAAAGGATAAAGCCATTAAATTATCTAAATAACTAGATTGTTCTCTGACACATTGCCAGTATTTAGCAGCTTTAGTTGGATATCTATTGTCTTGTAATACAGAAAATCTTGCTTCTGTCTCTGTTCTAAACATTTGTTTTTTAGTCCAAGTATCTCTTAACTCATCTACCATTCCTTTAAACGCAGATAAATCTCCTTGTTCTAATAAATTATTTAAATGAATTTCTTCTTTTTTTATAATATCTTTAACGTCTTTTTTATCAGTCATTCTTTACTCCTTTATTATTTCTTGAGTATTATATATATCTTTAAAAGGAATTTGTAAAGACTTAAGAAACGTCAAATGTAACTGTAGTTGTTACAGGTTCTGCCCATTCATTTACTGCTGTAGTAGGAGAATCTCCAGATGAATTTCCACTAATAGCTAACCCTGAAGTTGTGCTTCCTGCTCCAGCCACTCCCATTATATTAGTTGGATAGTTAGCAACTTCTGTCCAAGAAGTTCCGTTCCATTTTTCACACTTATTACCAAAACTTGGTTGTAATCCTCCAGCACACATAGCTGCTGTAGATGTTCCAAATCCCCTAACTTGGTATCTAGCTGTATTTAAATCATTAACTTCTGTCCAAGCCGTTCCATTCCAAGTTTCTGCTATGGCTACTTGTGTCGTTGTATATCCTCCAAAACATAAAGCAGCAGTTGAAGTGCCTGCTCCTCCACAAACATATCGACCAGTATTCATATCAGCTAATTCTGTCCAGCTTGTTCCATTAAAAGATTCATTTTCATCAAGAACATTATTATTAAGTTCATTCTTACCACCAAAACCTAAAGCTGCTGTTACTATACCTGCACTACCCATATTAGTTTTAGGTGCACTCATATCATTTAGTTCTGTCCAACCACTACCATTCCAAGATTCAGTAGCACCACCAGGATCAGGTGATCCAGGAGCACTACCTCCATAACCTAACGCTGAAGTATTTGAATTTCCTGCTCCTCCTAAAGCGTTTCTACCAGTGTTTAAATCTGCAACTTCTGTCCACGCACTACCATTCCATGTCTCTGCTGCATCAGTAAAATCAGGAGAACCACCTGTTGATCCACCATAGACTATTTGGGATGTAGTAGTTCCTTGATTTCCATAACCCATACCACCCCTACCAGCGTTTACCGCAGTACCACTAGCCCAAGCTCCTGTAGGATTAGATGTAAATCCTTTTAATGCTGAAGCTGTAGTATTATACCAAACTTGTCCATTAACTGGATTTGATGGATCTGAGGATACAACCTCAATTTGTGTTCCGTGTATGTCTTTATAATTTGCCATAATTAATCTGTGTCCACTGTTTTAGTACTTAAAACAGGGGAAGTAAATTCTTCTGTTGAAGCAACATTAGTACTTGTATACCCTGCAAATGATACAGCTGCTGCTGATGTTCCTGCACCACCATGATTTCTTACTGCTGCATTCAGATCTCCAACTTCAGTCCAACTAGACCCATCCCAGCTTTCTGAGTTTGCCACGTTTGCAGGTGCTAATCCACCAAAAATTACAAGATCAGTACTACTTGCTCCACCTACTCCTATATATCCTCTAGCTGTATTTAAATCTGTAGTTTCAGTCCACGAAGTACCATTCCAAGATTCTACGTTTCCAACAACATTATAACCACCAATACATAAAACAGCAGTATTATTTGCTCCTCCACCCATTGCTGCATTTCTTACTGTATTTAAATCATTTAATTCTGTCCATGCGCTACCATTCCAAGATTCTGTAACATTAGTTACAGGTGGAGTTGCCCCACCAAAAGCTAAAGCTGCAGTTGATGTACCTGCTCCTCCATGATCATATCTAGCAGTATTTAAATCTCCAACTTCAGTCCAACCCGAACCATTCCATACTTCTGCTACAGCAGTGGTAGGATCTACATAGCCACCAAAAGCTATTGCTGCTGTTTGAGTTCCAGCACCAGAAATACTACTTCTACCAGTATTTAAATCAGCTAATTCTGTCCAGCTTGATCCATCATAAGATTCATTTTGTGCTTTTGGAGAAACACTGCCACCAAATCCTAAAGCAGCTGTTTGAATACCAGCTTCTGCAAGAGCCTCTCTAGCTGTATTCATGTTATTACCAGTAGCCCATGATCCTGCAGTATTAGCTGCTTGATATTGAAATGCTTGAGCAGTTTTATCATACCATACCTGCCCTGTAATAAGAGTATCAGGATCAGTGGTATAATCACGAATTTGAATACCGTGTATACTTTCATATTTAGTCATTTAATTTTTACTCCACTAATGTTATATCAGTTGGCTTTGCACCTAGTCTTACAATTTTTTCTGCAGACGATTCGCCATCAACATTATTATTGTCCCAAGCTGTTTTAGCAGCGTCTACCTTTGCAGTAACAATAGTTTGAGCTTCATCTTTTGTTTTTAAAGCTCCCGCTACTTTAGCAATCCAAAGATTACCATGTTTGTTATATGCAGGTACTTGCCAAACATCACCAGGATAACCTTTAAAAGTTATTCTTTGAGATTCATCGTGATCGATGAAACCTTTTCCCCAGTTTTCTGCTACGCAGTATTGATATGTTTTTGCCATAGTTTTCCTCCTTAATCTGATAATACCTTAGTTGTTGTTGAACTTCCACTCCATTCTTCTGTTGATGCAGATACAGCTGTTGCTGTTTCACCTCCTGCACCTATACCTAAAGTTGCAGATCCTGCACCATGCATTCCATTTCCTCTAGCAGCGTTTAAATCTGCTACTTCTGACCAACTAGCACCATTCCAATCTTCTGTAGCATTAGTTGGTGATGGAGCAGCTTTTTCTCCTCCAAAAAATATACCCGAACTTGCAGTACTTGCTCCTTGACTAGTTCCTCCATTATATCTTGCAGTATTTAAATCTCCCTTTTCTGCCCAAGCTGATCCATTCCATACTTCCGTTAATGCCGAAGCTGCAGTAATATAACCACCAGCAGCTACTGCTGAAGTGTTACTAGCACCAAAGCCATCTAATCCTTTTCTAGCTGTATTTAAGTCTCCAACTTCAGTCCATGCAGATCCATTCCAGCTTTCAACTCCATCCATTTGGACAGAAGGTCCTTGACCACCTGCACAAATAGCTGATGTACTTGTCCCTGCATTTGCAGCGTTTCTTTTATCTGTATTTAAATCTCCAACTTCAGTCCAAGAAGATCCATTCCATAATTCTGCTATCGTTCTGTTTGTGTTAGGTGCGTCTTCTCCACCAAATGCTAAACAAGCTTCGGCATTAGCACCTACACCACCTACTCCTCCTGATCTTGCAACATTTAAATCATTAACTTCAGTCCAAGATGATCCGTTATATTCTTCTGTTACTGCTGTTTTAACGGGTCCTCCACCAAATGATAAAGCTGATGTTTGAGTTCCAGCTGCTCCTCCACCATTTCTACCAGTATTTAAATCTCCACCAGTAGCCCAAGCTCCAACGTCTGCACCTGCTCCAGTCCATTCTTCAACAACGGATAGAACGGTAATATAAGACCCAGCTAAACTTAAACCCTCTGCGGTACTTGTTCCTGCACCACCATTATCTGCTGGTGTTCCATTTAAATCATTTTGTTCAGAATAACTTGTTCCGTTCCATAATTCAGTTTTACCTGTTTGACCAGGGGATGCTTCTCCTCCAAAAACTAGAGCATCTGTTTTTGTTCCAAATCCATTCATTCCATTTCTAGCTGTATTCATGTCATTAACTTCAGTCCAACTAGAACCATCCCATAATTCTGTAGTTGCTACTTTACCAGGTAAGTTTCCCCCCATTGATATTGCAGATGTGTTTGTAAGTCCTGCTCCAGCAAAACTAGCTTTTCGTTGATTTAAATCTGCAACTTCTGTCCATGATGTGCCATTCCAAGATTCTGCATTGTCTTCCCAAGCTGGGCTTTCTCCGTCTGCATTTCCTCCAAAAAGTATACCTGATGTAGAAGACCCTCCTGCAGCATAATCTCTTCTAGCAGTATTTAAATCATTAACTTCTGTCCATGATGTACCATTCCAAGATTCTGAGAGTGCTGTATCTACAGGACTGGTACCTACATCTCCTCCTGCAAGCACAGCTGCTGTTGAAGTTCCCAAAGCTTTTTCTGATGTTGATCTTGCCTGATTTAAATCATTAACTTCTGTCCAAGTAGTTCCATTATAAAGCTCATTTATAGCTGTTCTAGGTGTAGGAGAACTAACATATCCACCAGCATAAAATGCGGCACTTGCAGATCCTAAACCAGGGCCACCACCAGCAGTTCTAGCAGTATTTATACTAGCAGCTGTTCTCCACGAACCAGCTGTAGTTACACCTGGATGTGTGTATTTAAAGTCTATATTTGTGCTATCATAAAAAAGTTCACCAGTGGCAGCACCAGATAAATTACCTGCACTGTTACGGACAGTGGTACCGTGTATGTCTTTATAATTAGCCATTTATTATTTACTCTTAAGCAACCAACCTTGTGTCGAATCTGTAAACACTAATGTATTTGCTGCTCTTTCTGTTGCTACTGTTAAATCGTCTGTAGATCCATGAATTTTTTCTGAACCATTAGCAGCAATTGTTAAATTATTAGTATCAAATGTTCCTGCATAATCTAAAAATGAAACCTCATCACCAATACTTCCTGCAGGTAATGTTAAAGTAAATGCACCACCACTTGTGTTACAAAATACACCTTGTCCAGCTGCTGCTGTAAAGTTTGATGTTTTAACTGCTTGCCATGATGTGCCACCACCAATATAATCTTTAATATCCGTCATTGCAACTTGGACCATTGTACCATTATCATTTAATACAACTCTATCCGCATCTGCAACTGTTGTAGAAGTAGCTGATGTGCCACCATCTATAATATTTAATTCTGCTGTAGTACTATTAACACCGTCTAATATATTTAATTCTGCTGCTGTTGATGTAACTGCTGTTCCATTAATAGCTAATTTGTCTGTTACAATATTAAATGTTGCATTATCTTCAATTCTTGCAACCTCTGTTCCATCTCTTTGTTGGAAAATAATATCTTTAGCATCAACAATTGGTTTAATAATTACATCGCTTGATGAGTTACTAATTCTTAAAACTTCTGTTCCACCAGCTTTAAAGTTAAAGTCATTGCCACCTGCATCTAAAATAAGATCAGCTGCACAAT